CAGCGGGAGAGCGCGCTTGCCTCCGCCTGGCGCAAGGCGGACCGCCGGGCGCAGCGTGAATGGCTGCGGCTGGAGCTCGGCAACCCTGCCTCCCGCGCGCTGGTTGAGCAGGTGCTGGCCGAGCTGCGCGAGCAGGACGAGCGCACCGAGGCCGAGGTGCTGGATGCCGTTGCGCATGCGCGGAGTGCGGCATGATGAGCGGGACCCACATCACAGCCGCCATCCTGCGCGCCCTGAACGGGGTGCGTGCTGATCTGAAGGTCGATCGGCTGCGCTGCGACCATCACCTGGTGGCCGATTTCGGTCTGTCGGGCCGCGGGCTGCTGCAGCTGTGCGAACTGCTGGAGGAGGAGCTGGGCATCCTGCTGTGGCCCGAGACCGTGATCGACCTGGTCATCAACGGGGCCACCGTGCTGCGCCTGCATCAGGAGATCGAGGCGGCACAATGGCTGGCGCAGGAGGTGAGCACCGCCCACCGCGCGCTGCGGGAGGCTGGGCATGGCTGAGGTGAAGGGTCAGATCACCCTGAGGGTCTACGCCGAGGAACTGGTCAAGGAAATCGAGAGCTCCGCCGTGATCCAGTCCGCTCTGTCGCAGGATCGAGCGACGCAGATCACCGTCGGCGTCTACGTCAGCGCCATCAAGGAGGCGCTGGCTAACCTGGCTGCGATCGACGCGCGGAAGCGCGCCGAGTTCGAGCGAGTGGGAGCTGCTCGTGAATAGCCAAGCCCTTTCCGCCCGCATCCTCAACATCGCCGCTGGCGCCGCCATCTGCGTCGCCTTCGGAGGCTGGCTGCTGTTCCTTGGCTGGTTCGTGATCGGGGGTGAGCTGTGAGCGCTCCGCTGATCCGCGACACGCGCCAGGTGAAGATCCGCCTGACCCGCCTGGAGAACCCGAGCGACGAGCAGATCATGCGCGCCCTGGGTGACGGCGGCTACACCTGGCGTGTGGCTGGCGCCCTCGGGATGCCTGCTCGGTGCGCCTATGTTCGCAGTCGCCTGATCAGGCTGGAGACGGCCGGCCAGGTCAGGCGCTCCATCCCCTACACTTTCGACAACGGCATCTACTGGTTGCCGACCAGCACTTCGGTGTCCGGCTAATGCCCCGGGCGCGCACCCTCCTCTGGCTCCTGCTCGCGGCAGCCCTGCTGGCCCTGACCGCGCTGGTGATCCTGTCACCCGCGCCCGCCCAGCCGCTGCGCCTGGTGTGCCCGCCCTGGTCACATGTCGCTGTCGCGGGGATGTGCCGCTGATGCCGATCCGCCCCGAGAACCGCGATCGCTACCCTGACAACTGGGGGGAGATCAGCCTGCGTGTTCGCTCTCGCGCCGGATGGCGCTGCGAATACTGCGGGGTGCCGAACGGTCAGCTGGGCGGGCGTACCGCCTCTGGCACCTGGCTGAAGGCCATGCCGATCGATTGCAGCGGGCGGCTGCCTCATCCCGGCACCACGCAGTGGCTGTGCGATGCCGCCGGAAGGCCCCATCACATTGCGATCTGCCGGATCGTGCTGACCGTCGCGCACCTGGATCACCAGCCCGAGAACTGTGCCAACGAGAACCTCAAGGCGCTCTGCCAGCGGTGCCACAACCGGCTGGATGCGCCGATGCGCCGTGCCGGCATCGTGGCGCGGCGCCACGCCACCATGAACACCATCGACATGTTCGAGGAGAGGCGCTGATGGCCCCGCGTCGTCCGCAGCCGGTGCAGCCCAGCCTGCTGGATTGGGCACCCACCGCTCCCTATCCCGATGCTGCCGTGCGCGCCGCCACCATGGCGGGCCGCCTCAGTCGCGCCGTCGCGCAGACCCTGAAGGATTGCGGTCTGCCGCGCCCGGAGGTGGCGAAGCGCATGTCGGCCTACCTCGGCGAGACGGTCAGCGTCTCCATGCTGGACGCCTACGCCAGCCAGGCGCGTGAGGACCACAACATCAGCGCTGTGAGGTTCCAGGCGCTCTATCACGCCACCGAGGACCGGCGCTTGCTGGAGCTTCTGGTCGAGCCTTTCGGCCTGGCCGTCGTGACGCGCGAGCAGCTCGATTACCTGGAGCTCGGCCGGATCGCCGAGCAGATGGATGCCTTGAAGCGCGAACGCGACCAGCTGCGCTACCGCGCGCGGAGGAATTCCTGATGCCCCGTGACGGCGATATCATGCAGCCGCGCGAATGGTTCAGCGCGGGCGAGCTGGAGGCATTGGCGCTTCCGGGCATCCCCGCCACCAAGCGCGGCATCAACGAGATGGCCGCCCGCGAGCGGTGGCAGCGCCCGGAATGGGAGGGCACCCACTGGCGGCAGCGCCAGGGGCGTGGCGGCGGCCTGGAATTCCATGTCGCCTGCCTACCGCTGCAGGCCAAGGCCAAGTTGATCTACGCCGAGCATGTCGCCAGCGCCCCGGCCGCTGGGCCGCCCGGTGTGGAGGGCCTGTGGGCCTGGTTCGATCGGCAGCCAGAGAAGAAGAAGGCCAAGGCAAGGGAGCGTCTGATCGCGCTCGATGCCGTGGACGCGCTGGTGCGCGCCGGAGAGGGCCGCGTGGCGGCCATGCAGATGATTGCGCGGGCCCAGCAGGTGGCTCTCAGCAGCCTGTATGAGTGGGCACGGCTGGTCCAGAACACCCCGCGCGAGCACTGGCTGCCTGCTCTGGCACCGCGCCATGCCGGCGGGAAAGACAGCGCGGAGATCACGCCGGAGGCGTGGTCCTTCCTGCTGGGCGACTATCTGCGCCTGGATCGCCCGAATTTCAGCGACTGCTATCGTCGCTTGCAGCGCGCCGCGGCCGACCATGGCTGGACGATCCCGGCAGCGCGCACCCTGGAGCGCCGGATCGACGCAATCCCGGTGCAGCAGCGGGTGCTGGCCCGTGACGGTGTCGAGGCGCTGAAGCGCATGTTTCCGGCCCAGCGCCGCGACCGTGGCGTGTTCCATGCCCTTGAGGCGGTGAATGCTGACGGACACACCTGGGATGTGTTCGTGCAGTGGCCCGGAGCTGCGCAGCCGGCGCGGCCGAACATGGTGTGCTTCCAGGATTTGTACTCCGGGAAGATCCTCTCCTGGCGCATCTGCCCCACCCTGTCTTGGCACGCGGTGCGCCTCGCGTTCGGCGACGTGGTCGAGACCTATGGCATCCCGAAATTCTGCTGGCTGGACAACGGCCGTGAGTTCGCGAGCAAGCGCATCACGGGCGGGCAGGCCAACCGGTATCGCTTCAAGGTGCGCGAGGAGGAACCCGAGGGCCTGATGACCAGCCTCGGCGTGGAGGTGCACTGGACCACCCCCTACCACGGCCAGGCGAAGCCGATCGAACGCGCCTTCCGTGACCTGGCCCAGGGGCTGGCGAAAGACCCGCGCTTTGCTGGCGCCTACACCGGCAACAAGGTGACGGCGAAGCCGGAAAACTACGGCAGCAAGGCGGTGCCGCTGGCCGACTTCATCGCGGTGGTGGCGGAGGGGATCGCCGAACACAACGCGCGCATCGGCCGCCGCTCACCCACCTGCGCAGGTCGTAGCTTCGATCAGACCTTCGCGGAGAGCTTCGTCTCGGCCCCCATCACCCGGGCCACGCCGGAGCAGCGGCGTCTGTGGCTGCTGGCCTCCGAGGCCGCGACGGTGCGCCGCCAGGACGGGCAAATCCACCTGTTCGGCAACCGGTACTGGAGCGAATTCCTGCTGGCGCACTGCGGCGGCAAGGTGGTGGCCCGGTTTGATCCCGACCAGTTGCACCAGCCGCTGCACGTCTATTCCGCAGATGGGCGGTACCTGGGCGCGGCGGAGTGCCAGGAGATGGCCGGCTTCGCATCGGTCGAGGACGCGGCCAAGCAGGCCAGGAAGATCAAGGCTTTCCATCGCAACACGAAGGCAGCCAACGAGGCGCTGGGCGCGATGTCTGTCCCGCAGATCGTTGCACAGCTGCCGAAGATCGAGGCGGCCGAGCCGCCGCAGCCGCGCCTGGTGCGCCCGGTGTTCGGGAACACCGCGGTTCAGCCGCTGCCGGTCGAACAGAACCACGAGGACGAGGACGAGCTGTTCGCTGCGATGCGCGCCGCGCGGCCGCCTGCCTCGCATCACCCATTCCGCGTCGTCGAAGGCGGCGCGGGAGACGAATGAGGCGGCCGGGCTGGCACCCGAACCGCCTCGATACTGAACAACAGAGGGACAACCATGTCTGACGAAGTGATTTCCCGCAAGTACACGCCGGAGGAGCAGGACGATATCCGGCGCCAGCTCAATGAGCTGAAGGCCGCCGAAGGGGGTTCCTGGTCGCGGATCACGGCCGAGAGCGGTATCCCCACCGGAACCCTCTCGTCCTGGGCGCTGGGCACCTACAAAAGCGACGGCAGCAATATCGCGGCCCGGGTGGAGCGCTATCTGCGCAGCCGGGAGACGCGCCAGGCGCTGGAGCGCGTCGCGGTCAACCAGGCCAGCTATGTGGCCACGCCCACCGGCGAGCGCATCGTGGAGCTGCTGCAGCACGCCCAGCATGTGCCGGATGTGGTGACCATCGTCGGTGCCCCGGGCACCGGCAAGACCAGCGCGCTCTGCTACTACACGCGCAACAGCCCGAACGTGTTCAAGTTCGTGGCTGACAACACGATGAATTCGGTGCCGGCACTGCTGCGCACCCTGTCCGTGGCCCTCGATATCCATCGGACCGGCAGCCAGGACCAGATGAGCCGCGCTATCATGCGCAAGCTGCAGCTGGCTGGCCAGGCGCTGATCATCGTGGACGAGGCGCAGCACCTGACGCCGCTGCTGTTCGACCAGTTGCGCGTCTATCACGACCAGTGCGGCGCCGGGCTGGCCCTGGCGGGCAACGCGGATGTGGTGAGGCTGGTCAAGGGCGGCAGCACCGGCCGCGACTTCTCGCAGCTGACCAGCCGGGTGGGCATGCGCCTCAGCCGTCCCAAGCCGATCCGCGGCGATGCCGAGGCGCTGCTGGATGCCTGGAAGGTGGACGACCCGAAGGTGCGGGAGGCCCTGCGCGCCCTGGCCCAGGTGCCGGGCGGGCTGCGCAACATGAGCAAGTGCCACCGCATCGCCGGCATGGTGGCGAACCGGCGCGATAGCGAGCTGACGCCCGAATTGGTGGCCATGGCCTGGCGTCAGATCAGCGGCAATGGCGGGCTGGAGGCGGTGGCATGAACACGGCCGATCGCATTGATGCCCTGGAGCGTCATCACCTGGGGCTGGAGCGCCGTCTTCAAGCCCTCGAAGCCCACACGGTGACGAAGGTGGACGTCACTGTGCGGCGGATCGTTCAGATCGTGGCGGAGGTGTTCGGCCAGGATGCGCAGATGATGCTGTCGCCCCGGCGATGGAAGCCTCTGGCGATGGCGCGGCAGTGCGCAATGGCCCTGGCTGCGAAGCACAGCGCGCGGAGCCTGGCCGAGATCGGCCGGCGCCTGGATCGCGACCACACCACTGTGATGCACGGCGTGCAGGCCCATGAGCAGCGCCTGCGCACCGATGCTCGCTACGCCGCCCTGGCGCGCCGCGCCGAGGCCATCATCACCACACAGACGGAGACCCGTGCATGAGCACGAAGACGCGCAACAAGCGCCCGGCAGAGACTGCGCGCGCCCCGGCCAACCGCGAGGAGGCGGAGCGCATGCTCGCCCGCATCGGCCAGATCCAGCGGGAGCGGACGCTGCTCAATACCGAGCTGGAGGAGGAGGTCGCGGCGCTGAAGGGGGCCGCGGAGGATCGGGCCCGCCCGCTGGCCGCAGAGCAGGAGGCGCTGGAGCGCGGTATCCAGCTGTGGGCCGAGGCGAACCGGGCCCTGCTGACCAATGGTGGCGCGACCAAGACGGTGCGCCTGGCCGGTGGCGAGCTCGCCTGGCGCCTGCGTCCACCGAGCGTGAGGGTGAGCAACCTGGCCGGCGTGATCGAGGTGATGCGCAATAGCGGCTTCCTGCGGTTCCTGCGGCAGAAGACGGAGCTGGATAAGGAGGCCATGCTCCGCGAGCCCACCTTCGCCAGCCAGATCCCGGGCGTGACCATCAGCAGCGGCGGCGAGGATTTCGTGGTGACGCCCGAGACGGTCGAGGTGGTGGCATGAGCATCATCACCGTCACGATGGGGCGGCTGGGCGAGGTGCATTTCCCGCCGCATGGCGCGGGCCTGCCGGTGCTGGCCACGGGCGAATGGGCCGTGGTGCAGCGTGTGATCGAGGCACTGGCCGCGCCCGGCCGCCAACCCGGCAGCTGGGTAGTGCCCGGCGTG